GGTTGTATTCTGTATCTAAAAGTAATACTTGTAGCAGGACTTGCCACAGCACTACCTGAATAAGATATTGTTGCTGCTTTATCACTAGCTTGTATTGTTCCACTTACAATTACTGTTAATGTACTACTAGTATATGTACCAGTATTTACAGAAACACCTGTACCTGTTGGGGAAACTAATGGTGTAGTTATATTTCCTAATCCTGTAAATGTGAAATTTGAATCTGCTGTATATGTTATTGTGTATTCATAAGCATCCCCTGAACTTCCACTTGGATATAAAACTCCATTGTTAAATGAAGTGTCATCCCTTGAAGCAGGATAAGAAGCAGAAGAATTTTTTGTTACATTTACTGATGCGTGATTTACTGCATTACTAGCAGGTAACGTTATAGTAGTTGTATATGCTTCAATATTATAAGCTGTAATTCTTATTTCATAGGAATGATTACCATCATTTGAAGCAGAAGGGAAATTACCACCTATTGTAATATTCATTACATCCCCGCTTAATGTTTTACCTAAAGTATATTGACTTGTTACATTTGTACTACCTTCATAAAGTTGTAAACTTGTTATTTGTGATGTTGATACCCATTCGCCCTCATTATTTGTAAATAATAAAGATACTGTTGGAATAGTAGCACCACATTGACTAGTACTATATGATATGCTTCCTGTTGCTAAAGTTGCATTTATTCCTGTTATAACCGAATTATTAAAGAATAATGTACCACCACTACAAGTTGCTGCTGTACTAGTTGTAAATGTTTGAACAGAACCGTAGGCAGTACCTTGTGTATTTATTGCGTATGCTCTAACAGAATAAAGCTGACTAGAATTTAGCGAAGAAATACCGTTGCTATAAGCACCTGAACTTGTTCCACTTACTATTGTTTTAGTATTTGAAGTAGTTGGTGTTCCGCTTCCTGCAATATATACAAATCCTTTTTCTGTATAGTTAGGATTACCAACATTAGTAATTGTACCATTTAAAGTTGCTGTACTTGTTCCTACAGAAGTTATTGCATTTGTTAATACGCTTGGTAAAAATAAACCTGAAGCAGTTGTAAAAGTTAAAGTTGAACCTGTAACTGTTCCTTCTGTATTAGTACAAAAAGCAACAAATGAATAAGTGTTGTTTAATGTTAAAGAAGATAAATTTGTAGAATAAGAACCTGTTGAAGTTCCTGCTACGTTTACAACATTATTACTTGCTGTTGGTGTACCTGTACCTTGTTTCCAATAAAATCCTTTTACTGTATAATTTGGAATTCCTGCAAAAGTTACATTACCAATTATTGTTGCAGATGTTTCTGTTATTGAACTACTTCCTGATGTTACAACTGTTGGTACACTTGGAGCAGCACTAGTATTAACTGTAAATGTATTTCCTGTTGCAGTACCTTGTGAGTTTGTTGCAAAAGCTACAAATGAATAAGTATTGTTTGCACTTAAAGAAGTATTATTAAAAGAATAAACGTTTGTATCTGTTCCTGAAACTATTTGAACATTATCTGATGCAGTTGGTGTTCCTGTTCCTACTTTCCAATAGAATCCCCTTTGTGTATATGCAGGACTTCCTATGTCGGTAACTTGACCATTAAACGTTGCAGATGTTTCTGTTACAGAAGTTGCTGATGTCGTTAAAACTGAAGGTAGTGATACTACTGGTGGTTCACTACTAGAAACTACATTTAATAATTCTAATTGACTTTCTCCTGTTTCTAAATTACTTTGAATACTATTTATAGTATATATTTTTTCTACTATTTGAATTTTATCTGCTAAACTATAATTCAATAAAAAGCTAATAGGTAAATATGCTTTTACTTTTGTAAGTCTTAATTTATTGTTGTAAATGTTTTGTATATAAGTGCTGTAATAATCTTTAAATAAAGTTCCCTCAAAACTTGAATCAAAAGAATATTCATTTATTTCTAAATTAAAATTTATATTTGAATCGTCTGTTGCAGAAGTTAATTCTACACTATTACTTGGTACAAAATAACTTGATATATCAGTATATGAACTTGGAATAGCATTTAAAAAACGTATTGTAGTACCACTTGTATTTACAGGATAAAACAATAAAGGCTTTCCAAAATATGGGTCGTTGTTATCGTCTACAAACCAACCTACCTGTGCTGTTGTTACAGAAGTAGTACTTCCGTTTATTAAGTGTTCAAACTTTAAATGCTCAAATGGTGCTACTACACTATATATTTTTTCTGATGAATCGTAGTTGTCATCTCCACTATATTCAGTAGTACCCCAACCTGAATTAAATGCTTGTTGGTGTTGTAAAGCTAATTTAGTTCCTAAACCTTCAAACTTAAAATCTACCCTTTTAAAAGGTAAAGCAACATCTACACTACTTGAATTACTATCTACATATTTTGTAACATCCCAAGTTGTAGTAGAATTTTGATAATAACTATCAAGTGTTTCTATTTTAATTTGATTGTCATCATAATAAGCAGTTAGATTAAACATCTTAAATAATCCTGTAAGAAAATCTATAACTTTCATTTCAGGTATTTGTTCTGTTATTATATAGCTTCTTGTAGTTGTAATTGATTGTGAAGCAGACGTAGAAAAAGTAGCAGATTCCGATAAAGTCGTATCACTTACTGCCATAGAAACACTAGTAACAGTAAAAGCAGTACTTGCATAAATAAACACTTGATACCCTGTACTAGAATTTCCTAATGTACCTATCATAGTTCCACTACCTGCATTTTCTATTGTTGTTTGGTCATATACTAAACCATCTTTTTTAATTATAATAGAATAAGATTGCGCACCACTAGTTGAAACTGTTAAAGTATAATTTATTAATTGTGAGCCTGTAAGATTATATACAAAGAATTTATTAGGATTGCTATATATTCTACTCATAGAAAGAAAATCACTAGGAAAACCTGTAATTAAAGAAGAAACAGCTTCGCCTTCATCAAAAGCATTTCCTTTTTTTCTATGTAACCACATATAAAGATTCTTATATGAAACATTAGTATCATTAAAGAAATTGTTAGAAAAAGTAATGTCATAAGATTTTTCAATAGCTTTAACTATAATATAAATAGGAATAGCATATTTTAATTCTTCAAAATAAACTCCTTGAAAACTTGAACCTGTTGAGTATAAGTTGCCACCAAGTGCATCAGGATACGCAGGATTGCTCAAAGCACTATCATAATATAATCTAGTAGTGTGAGTAATTAAAGGTGCTACAAGTGCATCTGTGTAAGTAATACTATCTACTGTTTTATCTATACCTGTTGTTAAAGCAGTTCTTACTTGTGTTGCGTTGTAATCGTGATTGAAGTTATCTAACCAATCTAAAGAAGCTAAATTATCTTCTCCTAATAAATCTTTTAAATCAACTGTATTACCGTAAAATGTTACTCTATATGAATTTGGTTTTCCTTCTTTTAAATCAACCCCTTCTAGTTTTATTTTACCTTTTTTAAATGTTTTATTGTTTAATTCAATTCTTGCTGTTTTCTTTTTTCTTGCATCAAAACCATTTATAATATCGTAGTTATAATAATGCTGAAATATTTTATTATTTGTTTTAGAAGAAGGTAAGCTAAATGTTTTTGAAAATTCAGTAAACACCTTAGATATATCTTTAACATTTTGAATCGTCTGTGTAATACTTACAGATTCATCCTTAAACATATCTACCCTTTGACCTTCTATATATAATTGAATTACTTGCATCTATCTTAGTACATTAATTGTATCGTTAGCAAAATTGAAACTAATAGTAAAGTCTACTAATTTATCGTTTAAACTTGTTTTGTAATTAAGTTGTGATGTTGTTATGTCGATTGGTCTTTCTACATTATTAATAACTGCCCATACTTGCTCTGATAAAAGAAGTTCCTTAAATGGTTCATTCATTCCTTCATCTAAAAAACCTGTATTAACAGTCATTGACTGCATACCTTGAACATTTAATGTTCTTACAGAATGTGTAGATACATTGTAAGTACCTGTACTTGATACAACTGCCCTTTTATAAGATTCTTTTCTTGTAATTATATTTTCAGTAGATTTTTTAAAAAACCAAATATCTTGAAACGCTCCGTATTTATTTATAAATGTTATAAGTATAGGTGTGAATTTAGGTTCACAAATTCTTTTTATAGTAACTACTTGACCACCTACTGTTGCAGAAGTTACATTAAATCCAAAACTATTATAGGCTATTGTTCCTGAACTTTCTGAAGCTATTCTACCAATGGTGTCATCTGGCATATACATTGTAGTATTAGTTTGTAATAGTTGTCCTGCTTGAATGGTAGGATTTGAACCATCAACATATTCTCCATAACCATCATAACCAATGTGTGAAATATTAACCGCACTTCCTACTTGAACATCTAATGAATCGTAAAAAGTGATAGTTCCCGTTATAGCTATTACCTGTGAAGTATAAGTACCTGAAAAGGCTACATCTAAATAATCCCTTGCAAGTTCACTAATTTCAAATAATACTCCGCTATCTGCATCTACATCTTTTTGTATTGTATATCTTAAAACACTATCTACACTTAATTGTAATTCTGCATAAGTTGAACCTGCTTGAATATTGTATTCGTATCTTGGACTTCTAAGTAATATGTTTGCCATTTTATTTGTTTTTTAATCTATCTTGTTTTAATGCAAATGCTAAAAAATCTTCTACATCTAAACCAAAACTTTCTGTTAATTCATCAGGTAACTTTTTAAATGCACGTTCAAATGGTTTAGTAAAAAATAAAGAAGGTTTTATTCCTTTGTTATATACTGACCTAGATATTAAAAAAGCAGTACTTTGATATGACATAAACCTTCCAGTTTTTTTATCTCTAAATTGAAACCTTTTTGCTTTAACCCATTTTTTAATTCCTTCACTTAAACCACCCTTTTTTCCTTTACCTGAACCAAACTTTGCAAGTGTTCCATATTGTGCAATTTCAGGATATGTAGATGTTTTACCTTTAACACCCCTATCTTGATAATATCCATATTCTTCCATTTCAAATTCAACACTAATGGAATTAGGCATAGCCTTAACAACACCATCTAAACTTCTATATAAATCACTAGAAACGTTTTTACCCTGTTTGGATAACATTGCCCTACTTTGATTTAAAACAAGTTGTTTAAATATATCTAATACTTTTTGTGTTTCCTTTAACTGCATATTGTCATTTCGTTTTGTATTACTACATCAAAGGTTGCTGCCCATCCCGCTAATTTGTTTTCAAACCTATCTACAAATGGTTCACAACTTACATCCCCTTCAACTTGATAAAGTTCTGTATATAAATCTCCACGCTGTAAAGAATTTATTATTCTAGTTAATAAAAACAATTGAGAATTTAATACATCTTGTTCATTATCATTTCCCATAAATACATCACTAGTTTCTTCTTTGCTAATGTCTACAATATCCATAGCCAAAATGCTAATGTTAAAAGTAACTGTTTTAGTTCCTACTGTTGTATTATTTACTATGATATGTGATAATGGAAATATAGTTTGTTTACTTAAATCTACATCGTCTAAACTTCCAAATGTAACAGTATTTACAAATGGTTCTGCATCTAAAGCATCTTTTATCTTTTCCGTTAAATTGTAAAAACCTTTCATCTACGTTTTATTAATTGTTTTTCTAATTCGTTTTTATCTTTTTCAAATGCTAAATACATTAAACATTCGTGTACGTTTAGTTTGGTAATGTTATTAAACTTGGTAACATCTCCTTTAGCGATTCCATAGAGCGATTGATACCATCCCCACTTATACCCAAAGTTTGCTTCTGTTGAGTAGTCATTTCTTTCTCCGTTGCTTCCTGTAAATAGTTCAGGATAGTTTGTGTTAACTCGTTGCTTAAATGATAAAAAAAAACCATAGCAGCAAATACTACATCTAAAGGTGCTTGTTTCATTGCTTCGGCATTTACCATCCCTGTGTATTCTTCTATTTGGTATTTATGTCCTTTGCTAAATGTTATTGGTCTGTATAGTACACTCATTGCTTTGTGCATTGTTTTCCAATCTCCTAAGTTTTCATCAAGGTCTATATATTCTCCAAGTGTCATATCGTCTAGTATAGGTATAAAACCCATTTTAACGCCCCCTAATTCAAAAGTAGGTATTAAGGTATGTTTAGTATCAAACACTTTATTTAAGTGCATTACAATCTCTTGTACGCTTTTGTATTTAATTGTTGCTACATCCTTTAAATCAAGGTTACAAAATATCTGCACCATCTTTTGAAGTAAGAAGGTAGTATCTTGATTTTCTTTAGTGTTTAGCTTTTCAAACTTTTGATATTGACCTAAAGTAATTTCTTTAAGTGTATCAGGTACGTTTATTTCAATCTTCATATATATACAATAATTAAGTTACTAATCTGTATAAAAGGTAATAAAAAGAAAAAGGTAACATTTCTGCTACCTAATTCCCAACTTACCCAAATGAAAGTTTTAATGTCCTAATATAAATCTATTGTATGCGTATTTATACGCTTCTTCTATTTTGTTTTCTAATTCAATACTGTTTTGCTTGTAGGGTATTTCTTTTCCCTTTATTTTAGTCTTACCTTTGTAGTCTATGTAAAGTGTAACTTCTTCACATTTTTGCCCACCTTGTTTAGTGGGTTTTTGCACTACATATATTTCTTCGTACCAACACGCTTGTCTCATTTTATAGTCCTCCAATGATTCTAACTATTGCATCACTAATCCAATCAAATGCAACTAGCATATTTAAAAATAGAACTAAACTTAATGCTCCGCCTATTCCAACTGCTGCACCACCTAATAAAACTTTTACCACTTGCTTTCTATTTTCTTTAGCAATCAGTTCTTTAATCATTGTGTATTCTGTTTTGTTTTCCATAATATAATTATTGGTTAATAAAAAGGGGTATTGCTACCCCCTGTGTTTTTATCTAATTGATTGCATCATTTCTGTTACACCATCTTGGAACAATACTGCTCTTTTATAAGCATCTTTTCCTTCAAATATTTTTTCTCTAATATTATCTCCAAACTTTATAATTAATTTGTAAGATGTTCCTTCAGCGTTTGATAATAATCTTGTAGATGTTGACCTATCTTTGTACTTTTTCATTTGTTCTTTGTATTAATTAAACTTTGTTTTACTTTGTAAAGATATAAACATTTTTTTAACTACCAAACTTTTTTTTACTTTTTTTAATAAATAAAATATTCCCCTTTGTTTGGGTTTTCTAATTGGTCTGTTAATACATACCTAGCAGCATCTATACAGTCAGGATGCTCCCCTGTAGGTTTTTGTAGTGTGTTACCTTCTTTGTCTTTTGCCCATACATATCCTGCTAGTTCTCTTTTAAGGTTCTTACTTCTTGCAGTTACATATATTTCGTTTTGGTTTATTAGGTTCA